TTCATCAACCAGCAGCTCAATCTCTTTATCATTATAAATGAATTTAGAAATATTATCATTGCTATGAAATCTTTCGCCAGAACGTTCAATACGATCTCGGATTACTTCGCTTATATTTTTACCTACATCAGACATTTGTTATCCTTTTAATATTTTTTAACTCGTAGATGCTTTCTGTAGTCTACACTGTCTCGACGCCATTCTTCGCCGTCGCCGCTAATAATGTTACAAATTCTATCAATAGTTCCGTTAGTCCAATCACTGATTGCACCAACTTTAGCGTCTTTAACTTGCAAGAGTCGATCAAGTTTGATTAATGCATCGTCAATAGACCATGGAATATACATTCTTGTAGCATCATTTGCAAATGTTTCGGGAAAACTGCGATAAGCTGGAAATAGAACATTACATTCCAATGCATCTGCTTCACTTACTGTATTACTAACCCAATCTTGTAACGCACAATTAAACAGTACTCTAGTATCATTTAGCAATTCATAATATTCGTTTTTCTCAAGATCTTCATAAATCTTAAGTAAGCCACGTGATTCTAGATCACTTGTGCGCTGCATGTAGCTATTGTTGTTGCTTTTTAGTTTACTACCACTAAACACAGCAAATTCTACTGCAGGATTGTTAAACTTTTCAATCAAATCCATATAAAAATCAGGTTGCTTCTCCTGATCCCAACGTGCAGAAAATGCCACACGCATTTTACGCTCATCAAATGGTTTAATTGTGTTGACTCTGCTGCGTACTTCTTCCTTGCCAAACGCAAGTCCTGAAATATTATACATTGGAGCAGTCCACCCAGCAATTTTTAGGTGTGCAACCATTTCTTCGTTAGAAGCAAGGACTCCATCAACAAATGAGTCTACCATTTTTTCATATAGACCCATCCAACGGTTCATGCCCCAAACATGTACAAAGTCATCAGGATCGATAGACTGAGCCAAACAGCGAACAAAGATTCTTGGGCGAAGTTCGCTAGGTACTTGGTCCAAAATATAAGGCAAACTTTCGATGCCTGGTTGAAACATGTCTTCAAAATAGACAACATCTTCATTTGTAACTTCTCCTGCTTTCATCATACGCACAAGATTCATTAGTTGGCTCATGCCAAAGTAACTGCGTCCATGTGCATCAAGTACCTGGCCAGTAACAATTGCTTGATCATTACTAAGTGTTTCGCCAGGCACTATAACATAGTTAATACCGCGCTGTTCGAAAACAGCACGGTTCCACTCCTGCAATTGCAAAGTATAGCGGGCCTTGTAAGGTTCAAGGCCCATGTAAAATAGCTTTCTCATATATTAATTGTAATGAGATGCAGAGTTTCTCTTAAGAAACTGGATCCAATTGTTCCTAACGTGCTTTCCATTCTTGGCTCTTTGCAGCTCACCCCACGGGCTGCGGTCGTTGTATAAGTCGGCCTCGTTATAAACGTGTCCGAAAAACTTACAAAAGTCCAAATATTCCTCAAGATCGTCAAAAATCCGAGAAACTTCGGGCTTCATACGCAAGTGCTTGTTATTCCAATCTCGTGCCATTTAATATTTCCTCACCATCTATTGTTAAATTTAATGAAGCAACCGTTTTCGTTGTCCTCACTTACCTCAATCCAGATATTTCTGGCGCCATAATTGTTGTGAATTACTTCGTGTAAATCCTTAGCAATCATTTCACAACTCTTATAATCCAGACTTAGTATACTATCTTTATATAAGTCTTGCAACCAACGTTTAAATAGGATAAATTCGATTTCTCGATCGTCATCGAACACTTCAATCCATACTTTAAAATGGAAAATGTGTCGATGCGGAGATCCTAGAAAACTAACTTCTACTAGTTCAGGATCAGTAGCTGCCGCTGGATAACAATGAATTCCTTCTTTTTGGAAAGTTACCCAAATCATCATTTCTTGTTTGTTCATTTTAGCACCGTATCGTTTTTATATTGTGTCCAATCTGTAAATTTATTTCGGTCTTTAAGATCGTGCAAACTATGTGTCCAAACACCGGGATTAGTTGCCTTAAAATCTTTGTCATCAATTTTAATCATAGTGTTGTAATTCCACAACTTAATGTAGGGAATTGGAACCATAATTTGCGGAATAAAACTAGCGTAGTCATTTAACCCGCCGTCGTTAAATTCTTCAACAGCAGACAGCGGAATATCTAAACTACACCAATAATCCTTTTCAAGAAAATGTGTAATCATGTTTTCCCATGCAGCCCAGGACTTATAGTCATCGACATTAGGATTAAAACTATGATTAGCTCCAAAGAAAATGTGCTTAACAGGTTCGTTGATACTAATAAAAGTATCATTAAGTATTTTTTCAATTTCTTCAATTGGTTGCAATCCTGTTACAAACAAAGTTTTCATTCCAAATGCAGGAGTCTTTTCAACTTCAGTTCCTAAGAAAAAAATAACATCTTCTCTCTCGCCGATTGTATAATCTCTTTTCATACTACCTTCTCTTTAAATAGAGCATTAAAAATACTATTGGAATTTTTGGTCTTTTTACCTTTAAATCCTCTAGTTCCTATAATTTCCATCCAATATTCATCATATTGATCGATGATATTTAGACTTTCTTGCTTAGTAGGTGCTGCAAAAATTGCTTCAACTACATCAGCAAAGTAAGCATAATCACCTTCACTACGACGCATCATAGCCGGATATTCGCCAGCATCAAATCTTCTATTAGCCTCTTGTACAGCAGTGATGTGCATCCATACATTATGACTCATAAGTAATGCGTAACTAAAGCTATCCCAGCTAGTTTTGCCTTCTTTACCGACTTTATTTAGGTCGCCGGGTTTATAATAGCAAATATCTTTCATTTGTAAAATTTTACTTACAGGACTTTCATCAAAATGATAGATTAGTCCATCTTGTAGAACTGCATCTCTATAATTTCTTGTATCTGTTGAATATTTTTTATCATCTACAATAGGGCTCATTCTATAGCACCACTTTTTTTGATGTGGTAAATCGATATGATGGTATACTTGCCCGTTTGCAGTTGCTAAAAATGGGCTAGCACAATCAAAGCTAATAGTGAAATTAGGATTGACATATTTTCTAACCGCACGTTGTATAACAGTGAGTAAAACTGCCCATTCGAGTTTGCTTGTACCCAAGAAATGCATCCAGTCATGAAGACCGGTTTGTAGTAAGTTATCATATCTTAATTCAACTAACCTTTTTAATACAAGATGTACGTCACACATATTTTGACCACCCATTGCCCATCCATCAAAATGACGGTCTGGGTACAACTTAGGATCGCAGTAACCTTTCATTGTCTGGTACCATGTATCTGCAGCAGTATGATTATCGCCCTGCAGAACATTTAAAAATTTAGCACCGCCTTCTTTTACTCCTTTGCGATTAGCAATGAAATAATCGTTGTTAAATTTAGTAGCATCTACTAGTTCTTGTGCATTTTTAAAGTTACCGATTTTAGAATTGGCTGCTTTATCGTGTATAACCCAAGTAGGAATATCGAGTATCATGCCATAGTCGGCAATTCCGTCAAGCCATTTAAGTACTGCTTCTCTTTTTTGCTGTGCTTTTGGGCAACCTGAGTTAGCATGCCAGTCGCCTTCCCATAGTCCTTTAGCAATTTGGAACCCACCAGAGTCTCCTAACATTAGACTACTAGGATCTCTATTACGCACCATATCTTCATTAGGATCATTTTTAGAAAGATCTAAGTTTGCATGACCGCCAGAATACAATGACCATTTATAAGGAAATAATGCTTTAGTAGGATTTAACCAATTAAGCTCTTCCATAACAGTCAACCCTGCCGGAAACCGTGCAGGGTCAACATAATCATTGTTAATACGCTGCTTTCCTATGAAAGTAGCGTAAAAACCTGAGATAGCCGGAAGGAATACGGCATAATCTTTTTGCTTTACTGTTAAATTATCTTGTTCCATTACTTAGTCTGTGCAGGAATATAATATGTATAGTCGCCGATGCCTGAGTTAACAGTGATTCTCATTACTCCGCTATCACTAATTTCCATTGTCTTATCTCCAGACAAATTTAAAATATTAATAACAGCAGATACAGGCCATTGCCACGCATGAGTTAATGTTCCGGTGACATTAGATTCAAACACAAAGTCGCCGGCATGCGTTGATGGATCACCAAAGCTAAAGTGTAAATTCTTATTATCAACTCTTGAAAAGAATGTAGTCTTTTCACTATTAGCTTGTGCTTGGAATTTCAACTTCTGTAATCCAACCACGCTAGGAGTAACCTTAACTTGATACTTTAAAGTAGGATATTCAATATCTTTAAGTTTTTCATTGATTTGATTAGTTACCATAAAGCGATAATCGTTTTTAAAATTACCATCTTTGTTTACAAAACGTATACCATCGAGAATAGGTTCTCCATCTTTGTTGGTACGTGTAGTAACGCTAATTGTAGCATCTTTCTCATATTCAGGGATATTTAAAATAACATTTAGCTTGTCCAAATTAGGCATACCAAATGTAGTATTAAATGCAGTAATTGGTTCCTTAAACTTGCCCTCTAGCACAACGGTCTTATCATCTTTTAATCCGGAAATTCTTGTAGATACATCTTCTCCGGTAATTTTAACTAAGCTAATACCTAGGCTGTGTGTATGTTTTACGATCTCTTGCAATATTGATTTCATATTTTTTTCCTCTCTTGTGATTATATTTAGAAAATAGTTAAAAGTCAATGCTTATTTTACTTAAATTTGAATAGCGTATTAAATGTTGAATCTTGTTTAGTTGACTCAAGATCCCATTCAAGCACTCCAATAAGATTATCTAACTTATTGTTAATGATAGTTGCTTCCATAGCAGCATGATCAAATGGCAATTCTTGAAACCATTTAGGCAATCGTAGTTCGTCGGTAGGATAAGCTACGCTAGTAAATCCTAATGGATTATCAATTAGTTTGCAAACAATTACCTTCATACCATCTGTAATTTGCATAGAGTACTTGTCTCCAAACATTCTACGTAAAGAGTTCCAATTAATACTTGCACGAACATGTCCAGGAATTGTAAGTTTACCACCTTTTTGTTCTCTAGCTTGATAATCGGTAATTTTGTTTGCTCGTTTTGGACTGCCTTTTTCCCAGCCTGGGCGAGCCTTAAACTTAGTACGAAATTCGCTAACCAATTCAAGAATTTCTTCTTCGCCAGCACCATTAAGCACTCGATTCAATATATCGCTAAGAAATTCTTGCATGAATTCTGGAGTGTCTGATCTTTTAAGATCAAGACCCATTGCTTTAATCTTGCCTGGTTTACCGTTAACATCTTGTCGTTTATTATCTTTATCATAATATAAAACAGCATAACGTTTCTTAGTAATAAATAGGCCTTTAATAGCAACAATTTCACGTCCTGCTCGGATAACCTCACCACGTGTCTTTGGACAATGGAACGCATCAAGCATGAACTGAGGGAATGTGCTATTAACTTCATCCGCTACGGTATTGTATAGTTCAATCACTGTATCTTTATCCCATGGAATTAACCCTTTTAACACTTCGTTTTTTAATACAGGATATGCACTAAAATATGCAGAGTCTGTATCTCCATAGATAATGGCACGACCGATATGATTATATTCACCGGCAATAATCTCATTAATCTTAGATGCCATGTGCCTTGCAATGCTTCTGCCGGTTAACGTAGTTGATTGTCCGATACGATTATCAAAAAATCTACAGCCTGGGTTTAGAATAGCGCCGTACAAGCTATTTAGATTAATCTTTTTAACTAACTGTCTTTTATCCCAGTATTCTTCATCGACTTTGTTTCCTGAGTCGATGGCTACTTTTAATTTTTTCTGTAGTTCTTTACGCTCTTTATACCAACGAGCTAACAGTCCTGGAATTACTCCTTCTTTCTCATAAGAGAAAATAGTACCATTTGCACTTAGCATCCAAGGATTATTACTCTGATAGATTAACTCATAGATTTGAGCACCAGTTAATTCATCACTGCGTCCATCCTCCCAATCGATTACTATTGGCTGTGCTTTATCACGACTCATTACAAATTCGAATTCATTACTGCCAAATTTTCCTTCCCAAGCTAAAGCAAACTTTCCGCCATTCTTAGCCATCTTAGAAGTAATTTCTGTTTTGGTATAGTCCTGTCTCAACTGTCCAATAATAGTTTCTGGGCCCATGTTTAATGCACGAATAACACTAGGATATAGACTGTTAATATCCATTGATCCAATCCAATCGTGTAATCCTTTTTTAGGATAAGCTACATAAGCTCCGGCTGCTTGTGTATCCGACGGACCATCGTCATTTTCATCATCCAAATCTTTAACTTCATCTCTAGCTCTACTAGGAACGATAAGACCCAAATGATGTGCCTCATTAATAATTGCCTGTTCAGTAACTGCAACTGCACCCATTGTAGTTTGAAGCAATACAGTATTTTCGTGAGCAATAGTATTTGCTAGATCAAGAAACTTTAATTTCTTATCTAGCTTTTCAAGAAGTGCACAGTCTTGCCTGTTGTACTCGATAAACTTTTTAAAATCATTATTATAAAGTTGGTCAAGTGTACCTTCATAAACTGTTTTAGTTTCTCCAATTTCCATTTCACCAATAGCATCAAGTCTGTAACTATGGCGTTCTTCGTAAGTATATTTTCTATATAATTGCAGACTGTCTAAATGCACTCTTCCAACAAGATCATAAGTGACAGCAGTTTTACCGTGTTTTTCATATTCTCTGCGTTTAGGAAGTTGGTTCCAAAGACAAAAGCGCCGTGTATCTTCTTTGCTTAGTGCTTTAATAACGCGATTAACAGTATAAGGAATATCGAAACCTTCGGAGTTCCACCCACTCAATATATCAGCATCTTCAATAAGGTGCAAAAATGTATCAAGCATTTCGTATTCGGTTTCAAACAACATTGTATTAGGAAAGTCTTTAACCTGTTCCTGTGCTTGTTCCATAGTTAACGTTTTCGGTGGAACAGCCAAACAAATCAACGTATCAAGCCATTGCAAATGAACTGCAATTGCAGTAATAGGCATAAATGCATCGTCAGGGCTAGCATAGCCACGTTCAGGGTCGAAATCGACCTCGATGTCAAAAAATGCAACATTTAATTTCGGTGGTTCTTTTCCTAAATAGTTTTCTTCTAGGCATCTAAAAATAGGATTAATATCACTTTCAAATAAGCGATGAGCACCGTGTATTCTTAATTCTTTGTGATGTTCTTTAAATGTTTTTGAACTTATTTTAGATAGTTTAGTTCCGTAAATGCTAGTATATTTTCCTTTATTATCGGGATAATAAAATACATAGCGTGCTGGATATTCGTGAAATAATCTACCTTTTGCGGGATCTCGTTCAACAACGCGAACAATGTCGCCGTCACGATCCCATAGGGCATCGACGTAACTCATAGATTCTCCTCGTGATTTTTGGCTCACTGACCATCATAGTGGCCATTTATGGCTGGCCAGACCCTAATCATATATTATTTATTATTCGTTATCGTTGCGGTTTGCATGTCCGCTAATATCGAGGATAGTTTCGACCATATCGAACTTCTTCCAAACTTGATCCCAATTACCCTTTGATGCAATATTAATTGCTTGTTTAATTTCTCCTGCAGAAATATCTAATTCTTCTGCAATGGATTTGATAGTATCGTTAAGCCCTTCGGTAAGGACTTGAATTTCCTGCTTAATAGTTACACCTTCGGCAACAATCTGCTTAAGCTTGTTTTTTTCTGGTTCGCCAAAAACTTTACTCATAGTTATTATTCTCCTAGTAGAGATACTATACAAGATTTA